TTTTAGCGTTTTAGGTTGGTTTTTAGTAAAAAAGACCTTCTGCTCCCTCCCTGTATACCCTTATTCCGTAACTTCAAATTGCTCAAATTGCCCAATCGATTAAAGCCTTTGCGTTCAACAACCCCCTTCTCATTGACGAAAAAAATGAAATTATCGCAGGACACGGCAGATGGCTCGCCGCTCAACAGCTTCAGTTAAACGAGGTGCCTGTCATCCAATTATTGCATTTGAGTGAAGCACAGAAAAAAGCTTACCGTATCGCCGACAACAAACTTACAGAAAACGGGCAATGGGATGTCAACCTGCTAAAGCTCGAGTTCTTGGATCTTGAAACGCTGGATTTAGAGTTTAACTTGGATATCACAGGCTTTGACATCGCCGACATCGACTTGATTTTAGATGAGCATTTAGCCGACAAACACACCCCGTTAAATGAACAAGCCAATGCCGTCCCCTTTGTACCAGACCATGAAATAGTTACAATGCTAGGGGATATTTGGCTTTTAGGAAAGCATAAAATCATTTGCGGAGATGCTATTCTTCCCGAAACGTATCAAGCGTTATGCCAAGACAAAAAAGCGAGCATGGTCTTTACCGATCCACCTTACAACGTCAAGGTAGATGGGCATATTGGCGGATTGGGGAAAATCAAGCATAAGGAGTTTCAAATGGCGTCAGGGGAAATGTCTTCGGCTGAATTTCAAGACTTTTTGCAGAAAAACTTCACCCTCCTAAAGGCTTTTTCAAAGAATGGATCGCTCCACTATATCTGCATGGATTGGCGACATATTAAGGAGATCATCGAAGCAGGCACGGCGGTGTATGACGATTTTAAAAACCTCTGCGTGTGGAATAAAGACAACGGAGGCATGGGGTCGTTGTATCGTTCAAAGCATGAACTCGTCTTTGTGTTCAAGCACGGTAACCGCTCGCATCACAACAATGTGGAACTCGGTTCACACGGACGATACAGAACCAATGTGTGGGATTATCCAGGGGTCAACTCCTTTGGCGGAGATAAAGACCAACTCAAAATGCACCCCACCGTCAAACCTGTTGAAATGGTCAAAGATGCCATATTGGATGTGTCGGCTCGGGGCGAAATCATCCTCGATGCGTTTTTAGGATCAGGGACCACTTTAATCGCTGCTGAACAATGCGGACGGATTTGCTACGGCATCGAGCTAGAACCCCTCTATGTGGATACCACCATTCGCCGATGGCAGGAAATCAGCGGGCAATCCGCCATTCACCAAGCAACAGGTAAAACGTACCGAGAACTGGGGGAAGAGAAAATCCATGACTAACAACAACAATACAGGCTATGGGAAACCACCTGAAAACAAACAGTTTAAACGGGGGCAATCAGGCAATCCACAAGGGCGTCCTACAGGGAGTAAAAACACTTACAAATTACTCAATGATATCCTCAATCAAAAAATAGTCGTCTCGGAAGGCGAGGAAAAAATAAAAATTTCCAAGAAAATAGCGATGCTCACGCAACTAGTCAATAAAGGCGTTAAAGGAGATATCAAAGCGATTGCAGCCTTACTGCCTCATCTGTTAATAGCGGATTTAAAAGAAGAAGAACGGCATCAAGTAAGAGAGCTTTTAAATCAGGACGACCAATCGATTATTACTCACTATCTTTCTCGGTATCACGGAGCCCGTGAGAACGAAGCCCATGAGTAAAGCCATTTTAAACGCCATCTTACGCTCAGATTTTACCGCCTTTGTCCAAAAAGTCTTTCTTGAAGTCTCCCCCAACGCTCACTATCTAGACAACTGGCATATCGATTTAATTTGCCAAGAACTAGAAGCCCTGTTGGCAGGCAAGAATCCTCGTCTCATTGTGAATATTCCCCCACGCTATATGAAGTCGATTATTTGTTCCATTGCGTTTCCTGCGTATATTTTAGGAAAAAATCCGAAAGCCACAATTATAGCCGTCAGTTATAACGAAGACCTGTCGCAGAAGTTGGCGTTAGACTGTAAACGAGTCATGGAAAGTGAGTGGTATCGAGATACTTTTCCGAATACCCGACTATCCAAAAATAAAAAAGCCATTGCAGATTTTGAAACAAGTCGTGGGGGAGGGCGTTTTTCAACCTCTGTAAATGGCACCTTAACAGGAAGAGGAGCCGATTACCTGATTATCGATGACCCCATCAAACCAGACGACGCCCTGTCCGATCTACTAAGAAAAAAGACAAATGATTGGTACGGTAGTACCCTCTACTCAAGGCTCAACAACAAGAACGACGGTAAAATCATGGTGATTATGCAACGACTGCACGACGAGGATTTTACAGGCTATTTACTTCAAACAGACAAAACCTTTAAACACTTAAACATACCCGCCATTGCAGAAACCCATGAAACATGGCAACTTAAGCATAAAACGGTGGTTCGGCAAAAAGGCGAAGCCCTCCACCCTGCAAGGGAATCCTTCTCTCAGTTAATGGACGCTAAGCATCAAATGGGGGAGTATCATTTTTCGGGTCAGTATCAGCAAAACCCCGCGCCAAGAGAGGGAGGAATCATTAGACCTCTTGCATGACTCAATATCTGGGGCATCTTCGTTGTCATTTGCGGTACTCGAATTCTTATGTACTATAGTGTACACCTCAAATTCTCCGTTCCGCAGAGCGAGTGATTGCAGGGCAATCAACATTCCTAGAATCTGCACCCACCTATCGAGTCATGCAAGAGGTCTATTAAACAAAAGTGGTTCAACTACTATGACCCAACAGAACTCTTTAAGGCAATCGCCAACCAAGAAATCAGAATAAACTCTATTTTTCAGTCTTGGGATACCGCTAGTAAAATAGAACAGTACAACGATTATTCCGTGTGTTTGACGGTATTAAGAGACAGTAAAGGCGTGCATTATATTTTAGACTGTTACCGAGAAAAACTGGAGTTTCCTGAACTCGTCAATCAAGTGATTCAACGATACAAATCTGCCGAAACGACGTATGGTCGTAGAATAGACGTGTTGATTGAAGATAAAAACTCAGGTATTCAGCTCATTCAAGCCTTAAAAACACAGCATTTTATCACGGCAGAAGCGGTTAAACCTGAACACGATAAACGGACTAGGCTCATGGCAGTATCGCATTTAATCGAAAACGGAAGCTGTTTATTCCCCAATAACAACCCCCATTGGCTTTTAGCCTTTGAATCGGAGTTACTACGCTTTCCTAATGGGCGGTACGACGACCAATGCGATGCGTTAAGCCAAGTGTTAGTACAACCCAATATCTACAATTGTTGGGATCTGTTGGCTAACATACCCAACGTAGACGATCTCTTCCTGTAGAAAGCCCTTGATTCTTTCCCCCTTCCAAGTGATTAATAGCCTATGAGAAAAAAACACCTTAATCTACCCCAAACCCTAGAAGCACTCAATGCCTTGGAAGCCGAAGACTTCAAGCAGTTATGGCAACGCTATTTTACCATCCCCGTCAAGTCCACCAAAAGTGCCATGCTTAAACCCCTTTGGTATGAAATCCAATGTGAGCATCGACATCTTAAGCTCCCGCAGAAAGTCATAACAAAATTAAACCGCTATTCAAAAGAGGTTAAACAGCAGGTAAAACGAGCCTGTAAAGTCAAGTACACACTGTCCACAGGAACCGACTTAATTAAGGTGTTTAAAAATCAAGAATACAAAGTAAGCGTCATCGGGGATAATCAGTTTTTGTACAATCAGGTAACCTACAACAGCCTTTCCGCCGTGGCAAAAGTCATTTGTGGTAAGAAAGTCTCAGGCAATGATTTCTTTGGCTTAAACAACAAAAAGGTACGTTATGAAACAAAATAACTGTGCGATTTACATCCGAAAATCCAGTGAAAAAGGCTTAGAGCAAGATTTCAATTCCCTGCATAATCAGGAAGATGCCTGCAAAGCCTACATTCTATCGCAGGCGTATAACGGCTGGCAGCATTACAAAACCTATGAAGATGGTGGCCTTTCAGGCGGTAGTATGAAGCGTCCTGCGTTACAAGCCCTCCTAAAGGATATGGAAAACGGCATCATTCAAACCGTCGTCGTCTATAAGGTTGATCGCTTGTCTCGTTCCATTTTGGATTTCTACAAAATGATGCAAACCTTTGACAAGCATAATTGCAGTTTCGTGTCGATCACGCAATCCTTCGACACCTCTAATTCTATGGGCAAGCTGACCCTGAATATGTTACTGTCCTTTGCCCAGTTTGAACGAGAAGTCTCATCTGAACGTATCCGAGATAAAATACAAGCCAGCAAAGCCAAAGGCTTGTGGATGGGAGGGCCTTGCCCCTTGGGCTATACCCTTGCAGAGAAAAAACTGCAGATTCATTCACAAGACGCCAACCTCGTTAGACAGATATTTACACACTATCTCAAACTACAAACCGTGTCTAACATGAAGCAATGGCTTAAAGAGAATGGATACAAGGGGAAAAAGGGGGTATCGTTTAGTACCAGTGGATTACACCGTATTTTAAGTAATCCGCTCTATACAGGAAAAATCGTTCATAAACGACTCGGCAAAATCTATGACGGTCAGCATGAGCCCATTATTTCAGAGGCAGTCTTTGAACAAGTGCAAAACCAGCTCAAGCAACGCTTTAAAGACAACGAAGCTCGTAAGGTGTATACCCTTCAGACAAACTTATTAAAGGGTGTTTTTTATACCAAAGCAGGGGAGCTCTTTAAGTATTCCAATGCCAAAAAACACCAGAAACGCTTCAATTATTACGCTGTCAAAGGATGCTATTTACCCGCCGAACAAATCGATGAGCCAGTGCTTCAAGCACTGGCTTTTTTAAACCTCACTCCAGACACATTGAAATCATCCATTGCCAAAGTGATTTATACCAAACAAAAAGATATCGGCAAACTGGAAATCCATCTTACCCTAGATGAGACACTCGGTAAGTTGAAATTGCCCCCTCAAGCAATTTTAAGCATGGATCAAAAAACTCTCATTCTTAGCACCAGCATCCTGATTAACAATCAAGCACAAACCACTTTACGAGGGCATCGAAACAAGCGGATTCTATCGATTCACGAGATGAACGAACAGTTGATTCAAGGACTTTCCTTAGCGTGGTATTACAGAACCCAATGGAAGCAGGGCGTGAGCATTCAAGACATGACCCGCTCCGAAGCATCAGGGAAAAGAAAAATCCAGAAGTATCTCGCCTTAACGCTTCTGTCCCCTCCGATTATTGAATCAATACTCAACTACCAAAACCCCCAGCAACTCACGCTGACCCAGCTAATTGATCTCGCTGAAAGCACCTCGGATTTTGAACAACAGGCACTGGCTTGGTTTGGGTCATAAACACACGGGCTTATCTTTATCCTAAATACCAATTCAAAGACTAAATAGCGTACTCATTAGTAGGAACGACCCGTGCGTTTGCCCTGCTGCCGCACGGCGTTTCGTCCACAGTAGGGGCAAAAAGAACATCCCCTCGTCAATGCCCTTCTGGTGGCATAGAGGGGTGGCTTTTTGGGGGGATTTTAGGGGGGTACCCCCTGAGTTTGTCCAAAAAAATCAAAAAGCGTGTCGGGGGGTGCCCAAACAGGCACCCCATGACAAACCAACCAGCGAACAACTGGAACGACAATCGATGACAAAACACCACATTTCAGGATGAACTTGGTATCAAAGGATAACGCTGCCGCCATAGTCGTGCCTTTTGAAATAAGGGCAGGGTATAGAAATGCCGAAAAAAGGAACGACTTGAGGTTCTAAAAAGGCTTACCTGAATAAAGCATCCATATGGGTACGCCCTAAACCCCCAAGCAGGGGGCGTTCTTAAAATTAAAACCCGAAAACCATTAACATGAATGGCTTTCGGGTTTTAATGGTGG